CCTTGTCCGTTTGAGTTAGCCCAAGAACCTGCATAAGAATCTGTATAAGGTGAAGCTGAACCACTACCAATAGATAAACCAGTAGTTTTATCTTTTGAATAAATCTGTTCTTTAAACCCTGGATAGACTTGTGCTAACGCATCTTTAGGAACTCTACGAATTATAGATAAATCTTTTGGTTGTTGGTCTGCACCGAAGTAACCAGGAAAACAATTATAAGGGTCACGAAGTTCTGCTATAGGATAAGGATTACCATTAGCATCTTTTCTTTCTCTAATAACCCAAACAGCAAAACCATAACCAGGTAGCCATCTACCTACTTGTGGCATTTGTACATCTAATCTTTGTACTTCATCATATGCTGTAACGATTCTTGAAATTTTTTCTGCTTTCCTTCTAGCTCTTTCAGAATCTTTATCATTAGGAACATCTACTTTGAGGTTAGGAATACGACCTATTTTTTGAGCTAAGTGTTCTAGTCCTGTGGACATTAAGTTAGGAACTGGTACTTGCCAATCCTGAAAACCTTTTATCTGGTCACCAAGTAGAGCCATAATACCTGAAGGTCCACCATTCATAATTGAACGAATACGACCTCTTGTTGCGTAAGCATCTTGGTTGTCGTAATGTAGTTGCGTTATCTTATCTTGTAATTCACTTGCGTTCATATTAACTCCACGGAGCTTCGTTTATGTTACTAATATCCCACTCTCCATAACTTGGTTTATACTCTAATCCTACCTCAGCTAAGCGTTCTTTACCTAACCTTCTAATAACTTTCAAAGGAAACCAAGATGCCATTACAACATCTGACTTGTACCCTTTATTACTCTTAGCTTTATTAGCAGCAGAAGAAAAATAAATTAGTTGTCTACGATATATATTACTCTTAATTTCAGAATCTGTATCTCCATATGGCAAATTAATCAACTGCTCTTTAAAAAGTTGAGCCATAGAGCCAACACCAAAGATTGGGTCAAACTTATTTCTCTGTGTCTGGTGTCCTTCTGTATAGATACCAAACCTTGCACAGTAATCTTTTATCTTGTCATCTTGTCTAATAGCTTTCTGAAATCCATTCTCTTCAATAACCCAGTGAGCTAAACCATACATCTCATACCATTTCTTAATAGACTCTCTTGCCTGGATAACTCCACCACCTTCTTCGTTTTCAATATCTACTAGATACAAAGCTCCAGTATCTGGATTAGCAGCCCATAAGACACAGGCTTGAAATCCTGTAGATGCAGGGTCAAGTCCAGCAATCAAATGAGTACCTGCAGGAATATGTCCTATCCTTCTATTAACATCTCTACATTGGTCTATATCTTCTGAGTTAAACATAGTAATACCATCAACAAAGGCTTTATTTAAATAAACCATTTCAAAGATAGCTTTACCACCTGTGGTTTCAGCTGCAGTCTTTCTTGACACTAACCATTTGTAACTTCTCTTACTTGCCCACAACATACAGTCAATATGTTTATCTATTTCATTTTCAGATAATACACATTCTGAGTTATGAGCTTCTTCTACTATTGTTTTCATTTCAGGGTTCTCTAAAAGAAAGTTATATAAATCTTCTGGGTTTTGTCTTGAACCAATTACTACAACAGCTGTATGTTCCTCTTTTCTTGAAGAAAGAGTTGTAGTCCACCATTGTCTTGTTTGTTCCCTGGCACTTGGTTGTACAGTAGTTCCGTGGTCCTCAATGTCATCAGCAATAATCAAATCGCAATCTCTTGAAAGAATCTTTCCACCTTTACCTACAGCAACCATAGTTGGTGATTTAATACCAGTTACAGTTCTGTTAGCTACAGTAAACTGTCCTGATGACCAGGACTTACCACTTCTAACTTTAGGTTGGAACTGTCCACCTGGTCCACAGAAATCTTCTTTTAAAGTTTCATTGTTTTCTAAATGGTCAAGTACAGCTCCTACTGCGTTCTTAGATATTTCTTCATTACCACCAACCCACATAATTCTTATGTTTGGATTTTTACAAATCTGCCATACAGCAAAGTGAGTAAGTAGGTCAGTCTTTCCGTGTCGTGGTGGTGAGAGAATCATTTGTTCTCCACCTTCTTCTATAGCTTTTATAATTGAGTTAATCCATTTTTCGTGAAAGTCTGCAGTTTCATATCTATCTCCAGTTTCTGTTCTGAAATATAAATCTCTAAACTCTTTAAAACTTTTTAAGGACTTAGTTGCTTCAGATGGAGCTTCCCAATTCTCCTGGGCTTTTAAAATTATTTTATCTTCTTTGTATGCACTATACATACGAGTAACACTAGATTTGTTTACTTCTAGTATCTCAGCTACTTCTTTGTGAGTCATTTCCTTTTTATCAATTAAAGGAGCAAACTCTTCTACAAATCTTTCATAGTGTTGCCCACGAAGTTTCTCTCCAGGTACTTCTTGAATTGTTTTTTTACTTCTCTGGTACTGGGCAGCCCTTCTACACTTTGTAGAACAGAACTTCCTTTTTCCAGAAGGAACTTTCTTTTGACAACGAGGTCCTTCACATTTCATTATCTTTTTTTTCTACGATTACTTTTGTTTTTCTTCATACCTTTTTTGTATGAGTAATTACCCTTCGGCATCTTTTCTCCTCCTATACTTTACTTATGAGTGATTATATCAAAGGAAAA